ACTTGTTGTAGAACATTTGAGGAAAGAGTAGAACCAGAAGAATTTGAACAAAAAGGAAGTGATATATTTCTTAATTCAGATTATCAAATTAAAAATAGATTAGCACATTTAAAAGGATATAAGAATAAATTAAATAGTTGTACTACTTGTTGGAGATTAGAGGACGGTAAAATAGAAAGTCCGAGATTACCAGAATGGCTACCCTATCCATATTCGTTCAAAGATTCGGACAGAAATCAGGTAAAGGAATATACAGATAAAGAGTTAAGTGAAATAACAATTATTAATTATGTTACAAAAGAAGAATTAAAATTAAAGGATATAACTTTAGATTCTGATATTCTCAGAAGTGAAAAACCATTTATGTTGGAAGTTTTACTTAGTACTTATTGTGATTTAAAATGTAGTTATTGTTCACCTCAATTTAGTACGAAATGGGCAGAAGAAGCATTAAAGTATGGGGATGTGGATGAGGGATATATGGATTGGAGTAAACCACATATTGATAGTGAGGAATTTGAAGATAGTTTTTGGTTGTGGTTTGATGATGTTGCTATTCATTCACTTGATAGGATTGGGATGGTGGGTGGAGAACCTATGATACAACCAAATTTATTTTCATTTTTGGATAGGATGATGGAATCTTATAAAAGATTAAAGACTAATAAGAAACCTATTTTGTGGTTTGTTACTAATTTAAATGCGAGTGAAAAAATAATAGATAGGTTTTATCAATATCTTCCTAAATTATGTGAGGTATTTCACGTAGAGGTTCATGCTAGTATTGAAAGTTTTGGTAAAGGGGCAGAGTATATTAGATTTGGTTTAAATTGGGATAGATTTGTAAAGAATGCTAACAAATTGTGCTCGTATGAAGATAAGAAAAATTTTCACTTCGGATTTCAGATAGCAAATAATAGTATGAGTATTACAGGGTTATTAGATTTTATTAAGTTTGCTAAAGAGTTACAAGATACTTATAAAAGAGGAATTACATTAAAACATAATATAGTTACAATTCCAGAGTTTCATTCACCGATGATTTTAACAAAAGATTTTACAAAATATTTGGATGAGGTTGTAGATTATTTAGAGAAATTACCAGTTAGAAGAATGTTACCAGTACCAGATCCGTTAGGAACTTGGGAATCTTTTCTTGAATGGATAACAAATATACGAGATAGTATTAAAAATCAAGAAGGAGAAAAAATAGATTGGGTAGGTGGAAATATAAATGATGTTAGAGCTTCTTTTTATAGTTGGTTTACGACATATGATAAAAGACGAGAGGTTAATTTTTTAGAAGTTTTTCCAGAATATACAGAATTTTATAATTTATGTGAAGAGTTAGATAAGGTTTAAAATGGATTTAGATAAAAGAGAACAATATTATATAAAGTTTAAAGAGGCCAATTTTAAAGGTTTCACTCCTGACGATTATTTAGAATATTATGCATATATTAAAGAAAGATTTGGGATGAAGATTGATTTTTTCGAAGATGCATCAGATACATTAGTATATGATCCGATTACTTCATTGGCGAGAGTAGCACAAGTGAGAGCAGTTAAAATGCATTTAGAAGAAGCTAAATTTAATTTAAGTGTAGCAATAGAACAAAAAAATGATGAAGATATAAAAGTTTGTTCTGATATAATTTCAGATTTAGAAAAAACTGTACAGAATTTTGAAGAAGAAGATAGAAGATGGGCAGGTAGAAAATTTCCATTACCTGATTTAAGACCGGGAGATTTAGATACTATATTAAGAGATAAAGTTCCTGAACATTTTTGTATTTTTCCTTTTACACAAATGAATATAGATCCAGATGGTAGAGTTAGACCTTGTTGTAAATGGGAAGTGGGTAATGTTTGGAATTATCATGATGGTTCATTGGAAGATAAAAACATTCAAGAGTTATTTGATCAACCATATATTGAAGAGATTAAAAAACAATTTTTGAGAGGAGAAAAACCTAAAGCATGTAAAGCGTGTTGGGATGAAGAAGATTCTGGATTAGAATCAATTAGATATATGTATCAAATGGGTGGAAAACAAAGACCAACAGCTACTTGGTTTGAACATATAACATCACCAACACCTGTTGGACTCGATTTAAAATTATCAAGTATTTGTAATAATAAGTGTAGGATTTGTAGTCCGTTTTTATCATCAAAATGGCTACAAGAACATGAGGATTTGGGATTAGTAAGTGGAGATGTATTGAAAGGATATAGATTAAATGCTAAAGAAAAATTTATGGGTAATCCTGAAAATGTTGAAATATTAAAACATTGGGCACCAAGAATACAGGGAATTGATTTTTTCGGTGGAGAACCATTATTACAAGCAGAACATAATTTAATTTTGAAAACTATAGTTGAGACAGGGAAAGCAGAAGATATTACTTTGTATTATAATACTAACGGTGCTGTATATGATGAAGAAATATGTAAACATTGGGAATCTTTTGGTCATGTTAATTTGAATTATAGTATTGATGATATCGGTAAGAGATTTGATTATGAGAGACATCCTGCAAAGTATGACGATGTTATGAATAATGTAAAAAAATATTATACATATGTTTTTTCTGATGAGCGAACACGTGAAAAGATTATCAGAGATAAAAAATATTTTCATAGATTTAATTCTACTCGACATGGAGAATATCCAAGTCCAGAAATAATGAAACAACGGGGTATGAAAATAGCTATGATAAATAGATTTTATATAACGGTTGGATTTTTTAATATATTTTATATAGATGAAATATTACGAGAATTAACTACTAACTTTAACATGGAAGTTCAGTTTAATCCAGTTCATTTTCCACATCATTATGCGTGTCATATTTTACCAGAGAAGATGAAAAAAGTTATAATTGAGAGATTGAGAGAAAAAAGTTTTGTACAAGATATGGAAAATCAATATATTAAATGTGCACCAGGTGGTTCAACTGTTAATAAAGAAATAGATCATTTAATTACTTTTCTAAATTCATCAAAAGAAAATCCAGAATTGATTAAATATGCACTTAAAACTATAAAATTACATGATGATTATAGAAAAGAATCTTTTGAAGAAGTGTTTCCTGAAATGTGGGAGTTTTTAGAGGAATATAAATGAAAAAGTATAAATATGTTATTTCGGTTGGATGTAGCTTTTCTTCAACCGATCAGCCAACTTTAGTTGATCCTGGTGAAACATATGGTGATTTAATTGCAAAACATTTTGGGGCAAAACATTATAATTTGTCTAGATCAGGTGGTTCATTACCAGGTATGAATAGAAAAACTTTAAAATGGTGTAGTAAAAATAAAGATAAGTTTAATGATACATTGATTATATTAGGTATGACTGAAGTAGCAAGATTTGAATTTTGGAATAATAAAGGAGCAGCGTATGCATGGGAAAGAGATGGTTTTTGGGACGCACAGCTTCCTAATCTGGTGGATCTAGGAGTTGCTGAACACTTGAATGCCCCCAAGTTTTCAAAGGAACAGGTTGTAAATTTTTATAATAATAATGCATTATTTATATTGACTACTAATATTATTATAGGATTACAATCATTTTTAAAACTTAATAATATAGACCATATATTTTTTGATGCGTTGTATCCTATTGATACATATTGGGAAAACTTTTGTGATGATAAAGAAGATAAATTTGGACATAAGTTATTATTTGATAATTTAGTATCACAAGAAAACTGGTATAAAAATTCGGAATATAAATCTATGATAGATTTTACAGAAAAAAATATTGAAATGAGAGCATCTGAATCTGATCCCCATCCAAACAAAAAGGCACACAAATATTGGGCAGATTGTTTAATAGAGTATATTGATGAAAAATTTAACACCTAAAGAACGTAAAAAATTCAATAAAATGAGAAGTGATTTTGATTGGAGACAAAATCCCAATTTAGATAGTTGTTGTAATGCCCCTTTTAATAATATGTATTTTTCAACCAGAGGCAGTGTTTCACCATGTTGGATTTTAACAGATCGTGTAGAACATTGGGGAGATAATAAATCTATAAATGATATATGGTTTGGTGAAAAATATGATGAGTTGAGATACAATTTAGAACGCGGAAATTTTAAAGGTGAAAAACAATGTGATGTTTGTTATCATAATATAAAAAATCAAGTTTGGCCTTTAGCAATGGCGTATGATAGATTTTCTGTTAAAGAATATCCAACATTGATGGAATTAGAATTGAGTAACGAATGTAATTTAGAGTGTTTGATGTGTGATGGAAATTTGAGTTCAGGTATAAGAAAAAATAGAGATAAGTTACCTAAATTGCCTATGCACTATAATGATAATTTTGTTGAACAATTGAAAGAATATATTCCACATTTGGAAGAATTACGATTCAATGGTGGAGAACCGTTTTTACACAAAATAGTACATAAAATTTGCATGTTGGTATCAGAGATAAATCCAAAATTACAAATTAATTTTGCTACAAATGGATTAATATATAATAAAAGAGTACAAGAAATTTTAGATAAGTGTAATATACATATGAATATTTCAATAGATGGATTTACTAAAGAGACTTATGAAAAAATACGAGTGAATAGTGATTGGGAAACTTTAATGAAAAATTTCAAAATTTTTTGGAAGTATTTACTTAAAAAGAATCAAGCACCATCCGTTATGGTTAACCCAATGAGAAATAATTGGTGGGAAATGAAAGATGCTGTACGTTTTACAAATAAATATAAATCTAATCTTTGGTATAATACAATACATCATCCACCACACTTAGCTTTACATAATTTACCAATTGAAGAATTAAAAGATATTTATACTCAGCTAAAAGAGGATTTAAGAGAGTTGGAAGAAGAAAATAAATATTACACCAGTAGTAATACATCTCAAGATTATTTAGAAAAGAGAATGGCCAATATAGGTAAGTTTTCAATGTTTGTAGAAAATCAAGTAGTTGGTTGGATAAATGAAAAAAGATAAAAAATTTTTGTTAAAAGAATCAAAAACATTTTGTATGGCTCCTTGGGTTGAACTACACGTGGCACCACACGGAAAGATTTTTCCTTGTTGTATGTCTGGTGCTTTTCCTGATAGGGCGATTGGTGATACTCGAAATGGAGATACTTTGAAGAAAAGTTGGAATTCAACGAATATGAAAAAATTAAGATTAGATATGTTGAATGAAAATAAAAATAAATTATGTGAGAGATGTCATAAATATGAAGATTTGGGTAAAGATAGTGAACGAACTTGGTATAATCAAAATTTTTTACAACATTTTGATAGAGTTAAACATACTGAAACTGATGGAAATTTATTAATTTATGATCCACCATATTTAGATATTAGATTTTCTAATATTTGTAATCTTCGTTGTCGGATATGTGGTCCTGAATTAAGTAGCGGTTGGTTTAATGATGCAAAAAAATTAAATCCAGAAGGGTTTAAGGAAAAAGAAATAATATCACCTACAGAAAGTCCTGAAGAATTATGGGAACAAGTTGAATCACTTATACCAACTATAGAACGGATTCATTTTGCTGGTGGCGAACCTTTGGTTATGGAAGAACATTATAAAATTTTGGAATTATTAATAGAAGAAAAAAATACAGATGTTACAATTACTTATAATACAAATTTTGCCAATTTAGTTTATAAAGGAAAAAATGTATTAGATTATTGGAAAGAGTTTAGAGAAGTAGTTGTTTGTGCCAGTTTAGATGGTATGGGAAAACGGGGTGATTATATGAGAAAAGGACAACAATGGGATAAAATTGTTGAAAATCGTAATAAAATGAAAAAGAAATGTCCAAATACATATTTTCATATTACACCTGTAGTTAGTTTAATGAATGTTTTTCATATTTTAGATTTTTATAAATGGGCAGTAGATACTGAATTTATTTCACCTAAGAATATAACAATTTATTTATTGTTTGAACCGAAATATTATAATATTCAAGGATTGTCTACAGATATGAAAAATAGTGTTGTAGAAACTTATAATAAATTTTTTAATACTTATTTAACTAAATTTGATACTGATGTATCAACTCATGTTAAGAATCAATTTGAAGTAGTTTTGAATTACATACAAGAAGGTACATTGGATATTAAAAAGAATTTTATAAATATTAATACAAAATTAGATAAAATTAGAAAAGAAAATTTTAGAGAAATATTTCCTGAGATAGAAGGAATGTAAATAATGGATAAACGTATATTAAAAGAATATAATCAATATAGAAGTTCTGAATATCCAACTATATGTTATGCTCCAACAAAAAATATGTATTTAGATATTTTTGGAAATATAACATCTTGTTGTTTCAACAGAGGAATTTCAGTAGGAAAATATCCTGAAATGTCGTTAAAAGAAATATGGAATGGAAAATCTTATACACAATTACGTGAGGATGTAGATAATTTAGATTTTAATAAATGGTGTGGATTTTGTAAATATGATTTAGAGAATAAAAATTATAGTGGATTTAAGGGAAAATTTTGGGATACCTTACCATTGAATAATGATTGGCCAACAAGAATTGAATTTGAATTAACTAATAGATGTAATCTTGAATGTGTAATGTGTAATGGTGATTGGTCTCATTTAATACGAAAAAATAGAGAAAAGTTAGATCCGATAAAAATGGTATATGATGAGAAATTTGTAGAACAATTAGAGGAGTTTATACCAAGTTTACATGAAACGCTTTTTATTGGTGGAGAACCATTTGCAATAAATATTTATTATGATATATGGGAAAAAATGGTAGAATTGAATAATAAATGTAATATAATAATTCAGACTAATGGTACAATTTTGAATAATAGAATTAAAAAATTATTAGATAACGGAAAATTTACAATTAATATATCATTAGATTCTTTAAATGAAAAAAATTATAATGCTATTAGAGTGAATGCTGATTTTAATGTAGTGATGAAAAATTTAGAATATTATATGGAGTATTGTAAAAAGAGAGGTACAAGTTTTAGTATAACTCCTACGATAATTAAACAAAATTGTTTGGAGTTGGAAAATTTTGTTAATTTTGCAAATGAAAGAGGAATCGGAGTTTATTTTCATACAGCAGAGTTACCTAAAGAATGTTCTGTAAGGGATAATAGTTTAAATGAACTTAAAAAAATATATGATATTATGACAAAATTTAAATTTACAGAAAATACTTGGCAAGAAAAAGATAATAAAGAAAATGCAAAAAGTATTATATATAAAATAGATTTGTGGAAGCGAGAATTAGAATGTTAAATTTTTATTTTGATAATTTTGTGTTATTTCCAAATTTAAAATTTTATAAAGAATATTGTAATTTACATTATAAAAATTATTCTATTACTGTATGTCAAAAATTTCCTTATGTAAATGGATATCCTAAATTTGTAAAGAATTTTGAGGATTTTGAGGAAACCCCACAAATTGTTATTAAAAGAAGTGATTTAAAATTTAAAGATAAACCATTTGCATTACCAATAGCAAATGGAATTCCAAGTTTTGTATGGGATATTATAAATAATAATGTGGATATTACAAAAAAAACACCATTAGAATATATGACACAGGAATGGATGAAGTTACCTGAGTCTTGGCCTGAGTTTAACCCAAGAATAGAAGATTTTTTTTATGATATATATCAGTTTAATTCTAACAATACTGAGTATTTTAATACACATTCTTGGTTTATTAATTATTTGTTATGGTTTAATATACCTTTTAGTATTAATTCGTTGAGCGAAAAGAATAATGATAAAATTTTTGGTAAAAAATGGTATGTAATAGATCATTTAAATTACATTCATAGTATGCCTTATGAAATGGATTTATATAAAAATACTATAGATTTTATTAAAGATACTGATATTAATTTAATGTTTTTAACTCCACAAGAACCACCTACATCGTCAGATAAATTTAATAATATAATTAAATTTTGTATTGATAGAAATTGTTTGGCTAATAAGATATTTTATTTAAGTCAAAATTTTCTTGAAAAAAATAAAATTTATAAAATTAAACCTTATATGTATAAAGAGAAAAATAGTATTGTTAATAATTATGGTATTTTAGGCCCAGCGTTTTTTCTTAATGTACGACAACAAAGTAAGACACTTATTACATATAAACCATCATTTGATTTGGAAAAAATAAATAGAAATAAACATTTTTATTTTGTAGTAGGCAATCCAAAAAAAGAAAGAATAAAGGCACTCTTATATTTTTATTCTGAAAATTTATTAAATAATATGTATTGGAGCTCTATATATCCTATTAAAGAAGCTCCCGAAATTACACCAAGAGTTTTTGAAGATGATTTGAAGTATAATCGTTGTGTATGGGATAACGAACTTGTACATGGCGAGGTTTTGAACGATGATAATTATATACCAAAAAAAATAGTTGAAGATTCTTATATTTCAATTATATTTGAGGTAGATCCACGGGGATTAAACAGATTTATAGATGAAAAAATATTAAAACCAAT